TTCATTCTAAATGTAAGTACAGTCGGATTAACTGCTGTATTACCTTTTGCTTCTATAATATAATGGTTTTCTGTATATGTTCCTGAGCCTTGTTTATCAAATATTGACTGATATGATGTAGTAAGCCCATAATATCCAATAGCTGATCCTGTACCTGTACCTGTAGCCGAAGTAGCAGTATAGTTAAACGACACAACTTGCATGTTTGCTAATACATACATCCAATCAACTGTTTTAGATTCAGTACCTACATAAGCAATATTTGCCGTAAAACGAATTTCGCCACCAGCATTAAAAAAATGTCTTGCGGCATCGGCAGTTGCAAATGTTACATTAACAATATGATCAAGTTGACCGCTCCAAGCAGTTGTATATTGTCCTTGAACTCCTGCTTCGGAACTACCTTGATTAACGTTACATAGAAATTTACTATTTTCAAGTGTAGTAGTTAAGTTTTCAAACTGAGCTACGCCTTTTTTATTAACCGTATTACTATCTAAAATTGTATCCGTAGTGGCAATAAGAGCTATTTCAGTTGGTGTAATGTTTGTTTGATGTTTTCTACCAGCGGCAATGTCATCATATAATAATGCCATGTGCGTTGCTGTTACTATTTCTGATGCGGCTACTTGTGAACTATTTAATGCTTGTCCCCAACCGTCATCACCAGACCCAGTTCCTAATATTGTTGCAACACGGCTTTGTAGATTATTATATCTTGCCGCTGTAATTATATCGCCAACTGCCATTTGTTATACCTTTAATATGCATTCAACTAGTTTTTCAGAAGCACTAGCATTTGATTCGAGGGCAACGCCTACAATTAATGATCCATTCTCTGAAGTTGCACATGCTGTACCTGTTCGACCAGCATAAACAATTTCACCTTTATTAACTGGTCCTGTTACTCTTACTGGAACTCGTCCTTTAAGTGCAACATTTTGACCATCAGCATCTTTATTCATTAAAAATGCTGGACTTTCACTAATAACACCAACTGGTGCCGGTGCAATAAAGCCTAATGCCATGTCTGTATTCTTTGAATCGCATTCTGTTAATTCTTTATCGCCACCAACTACTACTACTGTACCAAATCCGTATTCTTTATCAGTTGTATATTTCTCAGCCAAGTCAGCATATTGTGCCGCTGTAGCTGTTCCTGTAAATACGTTTGCAACTAAGTTACCACTAGCATCTCTAACTGCTACTGTATTAATTGTAGCGGCAATATCAGGGGATCTATCATTAGCCCCTACTCTTAGAGTTGATGCACTTGATGCCAATCCAGTAAACGCTGTTGAATGAATATTAGCAAATTTTGATGTTGTTTTGCCTAACTCAAATGTATCTGTTGTTGGTGGATATAATCCTAATGCATCTATTGTAAGGGGTTCTTTAACAGCACCTGTTACATCATCAACTTTAAATTTAATTACTGTACCAATTTGATTTTGTATTACACCTTCATTATCATTTTCGATGTAAATTTTCATGTCATTGGAATCACCAATGGCAATACCAGCATCTGCAAAAGTTACTAATGACGTAAATGCTCCTGATCCTGAAAGAGCAAAATCTGTGTCTGACTTACCATTTAATTTTAATGAGTTACTTGCAGTTCCCCAATAATAATCTGTTGTACTAGTTACGCCACCTGTTGAATTAATTGTATTACGTAATGTAGTACCTTTCTTAATATTATCAAATCCAGTAATAAGATTAGTTGGATCTGTAGAGTCTATTGTAAATGCTATTGAACTAATAATAAAAATTACTTCATCATTAACTGTAGCGGCAATAACAATTCTGTTTACATTAGTAGTATCACGAACTGCTCTGGTTACCATCTGTGAAACAGTTGTTCCAATACCTTGTGGGCCAATTAAAATATATCCTGTTCCGTTATAAGCATAAAGTTGTTCATTTGCAGAATCCCACCAAAGATCGCCTGTGGCTAACCCTGCTGGTGCTGTTGTGGCAACTTCTGCTCCGCCAGTAGTCCTAAACTTAGAACCATCATAAAATTTTAATTTACTAGCTGTAGCATCATACCAAACTTGTCCAGATATAGCCTTAGGTGGCTCAGCCGCTCCACTAAAACTCTCTAGTAAGTGTAGAAAGTTTTCATTCTGAATTTCACCATATCCAGCATAGTTTTTACCTACTAATTTAATATCAGTAGTTTGGTCGACTGTACCGTCTTCTACGACTACTAACGTTACTCCGCTATATCTATCTATTGTATATGCCATAGTTTTTTAACCCCTGTTAAGTATATTTATCATTTATTACCATAAGCCGCCGCTGGAGCTTACATCTCCATTAAAGACCCAAGTCGTTCCAACAACTATAAACCGCTTTAACCCTCTAGTAATACTTGCTGTAGTTGTTCCTGATGCATCATTAAATGCAATATCTTGTAATACACTTTCGTTCTGTACACCATTTGAATCAACAGATATGAATGATTTATTTGCTACTGATCCAATATCAATACCTGTTACGTTTACCGCGGCATGTGAAACCGTTATAACGTAAGCGAATGATCCAACTTTTTTGTTTCCTGCTGGATAAACATCTTCAATAATCGTGGCTATCTGAGCATTTGTTGGACTATCTGATATATCTAAGTTCATAACAACAGGTTCTTGATTTATCTGATCATCTACATAAAACTTTGTAGCAACTGATGTATTAGTTGTAGGCTCAGCTACTCCTGTAATTTCTTGGTTATTTGTAATATTAATAGCACCCGTACTAGTAATTTGTAATCCGCTACCACTAGTTGAAATAGTAGTACTATCAAGGGTAATATTATCAACACTTAAAGTAGTAAGTGTACCTACTTGCGTTAATCCAGTTGCTGTAGTTACTGATGAATGTAATTCTGTCTTGTCTAGTACTTCTGTACCATCAATGAAATAACCTTTTGTCGCGGCTAAATCTATATTTTCCGAACTTCTCCATGCTTGAGTTGAATTTTGCCATAAAATTTCTTTGTCTATTTGTGATGATTTAAGTACAATACCACCACCATCTACTCCAGCATTATTAAGTACAGTACTATCGCTTGTTATTCCTAATTCAATATTCTTATCTTCTACTCTTAAATTCTGTACTTCAACATTAAATTGAGTACCACCAATTAGAAAGTCACCATCAACTTTCATATCACCGCCTACATGAAGTGCGTATTGTGGATCTGTTTTAAAAACTCCACAATGTTCTTCTGATGTATCAACTACTAAAGCATCTATAAAGCCTGTTGGTTTTCTAACCCTAACTTTCCAATCATGATTAGATAGTTGATTTTCGCTAACAAATGATGTTCCTACTACTTTTAAAATATTATTTTGTGCTAAGCCAATTGTAAGACCGCCGGAATTTTGTACAGTTAATGTACCCGTTGTAGTTGATGCCGTATCTGCAGAAAGAAATTTTTCTGCTGATCTAACATTTCCTAAACTATCTCTTAATGCACTAGCTTGGTCGGCAATGCCTCTAAATCTAAAGTCAGTTAGTGAAACAGGAGTATACCCTGGTTTAATATCACCTGTAATTCCAGCAATAGTATAACCAATTGCCGGTGTAAATTCTGTATTACTCCATACACCTACTGTAGTTCCAGCTATGTTCCATTTTATTACTATTTGACTATTATTAAATGTATCAATGAGCGTAACAACTTCAGGCCCAGTTTTCTTTTGTGCTGTAGTATAAATCGGCCCTGCTAATTCTAGTTGCGAACCATCATAAAAATAAAGTTGGTTATCATCACTGTCAATCCAAAGATCTCCAGCGACCATTCCCGTCGGTGAAGCAGGTTGTACACTTGGTGCTCCGCTAGTTCTAAAACCTACACCGTCATATACTTTTACTCTTTGGGTTGCTGTATCATACCAAAGCTGTCCTATTAAAGGATTGCTAGGTGCTGAAGATTTAGCAAAATTCTCCAACATCTTGATTAAGTTTTCGTTTAAGGACTCGCCAAAGCCTGAATAATTCTTTCCAATTAAAGAAATATCTGTTGTTGTTGTATCTAATTGGCCGTCAACTAAATCAACTAATAAACTTCCATCACTTTTGTTTAATTTATAACTCATTATGCCGCCTCACCTGCATATATGATATAGTTAATAGTCATATATGGATTCATAATATCTAATGCTTGTCCAATAGTTTGTCCTGTTAATACACCACCACTAGTTGGAAAGGCTTGTCCTGCTCCTGTTCCAGTTGGTGCATCATATTGAATTGCTTCTGCATCGTTAGGTGCTCCAGAAACATCTCTAATAGCATAATATTGATCACCACTATTTCCACGTAAATCATGTTCGTGTTCTGGTAAGTTAGTAAGTGTTACAGATTGCTGTTGTTGTCCTGAATGTGTTCCAATGTTATCAGCCGCTGAACTTGTAACTGTATTAGCACTAGTGCCGCCCATGTTATCTGCACCTAACGGCATTCTGCCTCTTAAATCAGGTAAACAAAAATATCCACCTGTAACTAGTGTTTGATCTTTAAAGTTATATCCTATTGCATCATATAAATTCTGATAAACTCCAATTAATACTTCTCGCCCATCACAAATTAACCAATTAGCTGGCGGTAATAATCCACCGTATGGAGCGAGCATTCCAATAGGTATAGTTGGAATAGCTGAAAACAAAATATTCCTATTAACTTTAAATACGCCAGTATCTCCACTTACTCTATTAATTAAAAATTCATCATCAGCTTGAGTTGTAGAAGAATCTGTTTTATTAGCAATAAAAGTATTTGCAATTGACGTTGTAAACGTTTTAGTACTTTCGTCTTGTCCATCAAATGTAAATGATGTTGCTGAAACATCTCCAGTCATTTGGAATGTTGTTGGACTTGCTAACTTATCTGCAGATCCTGAACGACCACTAACTGTACCTGTAACATTTCCTGTTAAGTTACCATGGAATGTTTGTGAATAAACATTTAACCATTGTTCATTAGTTGTTCCTAAATTACGTGCATTTGTTACATTTGGTACAATATTCTGTGTTGTAAGTAATCCTGCAACATTTGTATCACCACCAACAAATAATTTTTTAGCTATTCCTACGCCACCTTTAGTTGTAATACTACCTGTACTAATAGTTGACGACTCTGTTGTGCCTTCAACTAATAAATTACTATCAGTTTGAATATTACCTATAACATCTAATGCTTGATCTGGCGATAAATTATTAATTCCTACTCTAGCTTGTGAATCAACTCTAATAACTGTTTTAATTGTACCAGCATCATTAACTCTTACATCAATATTAGATCCTGATGTTTGGTGAGCAATAATACCTGCTTGGCCTTCAACGCCAATTGACATAGCACTATCGGCTCCAACAATAACACCATTATTATTTTTAATTTTAAGTGCAAATAAACTTGTACTTGTTATATCATTTCTTAAAAAGCTAGAAGCAGGTACGTTAGTACCAGAAATAATTAAATTTTCTGCCTTTTCTGCTACTCCATAATATTTTCCTGCACCGTCGCCTGTAATATCTGCTGTACTTAAATTATAACCTGGATTAATAGTAGTAAATCCAGAAATAACAATCTTAGGTACAAATGTATCTGTAGCAATAATTGCCACCGTTTTTGCTTTAACTTCTACTTGTAAAATTGTATAAGAAACATTATCAGTTCCTGTAATGACTGATGGTTTAATACCTGTTGCTAATCCATCACTAAATGTTGGACCTACTAAAATCCATCCTGAACCTGTATAAAGATAAAGTTGTTGATTATCTGTATCAACCCAAAGGTCGCCTATAACTGATTGGTTTGCGGCAGGTTCATTAGTTGCTTTTTTTAATCCACTTGCAGATATCCAATTTGTACCATCATAAATTTTTAATTGATCAACACCTACTGTAGTATCATACCACAACTGGCCTTCAACTGGATTTCTTGGGGAAGTATTAAAAGCAAAGTTTTCTAATAAATGCAAAAAATTATCTGCAATAGCAGTACCATATGCTGTAGTATTACGTCCTGGGATATCTAAACTTGTAACCTGATTAATAGTATTATCTTCAACTGTAATAGTACCTTTATTAGCTAGGTCTGTATGTGATACTGTATATGCCATTTTCTATTTACGCCTCATTAAAGCCAGTTAGACTTTGTACCCTTACGGTATAATCAATTTGAATTAATCTATTTAAACTCTTTTGTACAGGGTGGAAAATTACATGTGTTAGTAATCGTCCTGTACCAGATTTTGCATAACTAACAAGTCCAAGCTCGTCAAATACATATAAACTCTCGGCACCTGTTGCATTATCAATTGCATCTTGTCCGCTAGGTTCGCCATAGTCTAGCAAACAAGTTGCTAAAATATCTGTATAGTTTGTACCACTAACGTGCCGTGTTTCTAGCGTATTCCTAGTAGGATCCGTATTATTAATTGAATTATCGTCAATTACTTTAGTATACGTTTGGTTGTATAAACTAGCATTTGTACCTGTTGAATTTGGTGACAAATATGTAATAATACCTGTAGGATCAACAGATGTTCCGCCGTTGCCAAATACCATGCTACTAACAAAGCCTTGGCCCTGATTTGCTAAACTTTCAGCTAATGCAATACTCATATTCTCATAATGGATTGCATTACGTTTATCCACAAGTATTTCGCCCGTTTCCGGATTGTGTATTTTGATGTGTCCTTGTAAAAGCACACCGTTTTGTTCTTTAATATTGTCTATCATATTTTATATCCTACTAGTGTATTTATTTAGGTAACGTAACCTCTTGACTTCTTAAGAAACGTGCTATGTTATTTTCCTGCCTATGTAAAGGAATTCCTGATTCAGTCCAGGTTCTTCCTATCCTTCTTATCACTACAATTTTGCTATTAATAGCCGGTGTATCTAATAATGTTACTGTAGAAGTTGTACCATCTACACTAAATTCAGCTGGTAATGT